TCCTTGATGTTGATTTTACAGATGGTGAGACTAAGATTCTTGAGATGATTGGAAAGTGTGAAACTTTCAAAGAGGCAAAGGAAGCAGCAAAGGTTTTATATGAGTATTGTAAGGGTGAAGTAAATGATCAGCAATCTCAAAAGAAAGCAGAAGATGCTGGAGATGGTGAGATGGAATTACCTTCTAACTCATCAGACATTGAAAAGGAAGAGATAGATGGACAAGAAGTAGATGATGAGACACCCGATATAGAACCTACTCCAGCAGAGGCAGAGAAAGAACCAGAAGTTCAAACTGCTGAATCATTAGAGAGTCACCTTAAAGATTTGGTAAGAGAAAATTCTGTAGAGAATGTTTATCTAGAAATTCCTGATTTAGATTTAGATAAGATTATTGCTTCTAATGAAGATATTCATAGAGAGATTGATAGATCATGGAAGATGCAGCAAGATTTTATTAGAGAGCATACATCCACTAATCCAAACTTATTTGAAGAAGTAGATGCAGAATACAATCAATTCAAAAGAGATGCACAGAAAGAAGTATCATATCTTGTAAAGGAGTTTGAGTGTAAGAAAGCTGCTAGTGCTTATTCTAGAGCTGCTACTAGTAGAACAGGTGTATTAGATACTTCTAAACTTCATACTTATA